GTGAGGTTGACAGATCTGTCAAGATGTGTTATAAGGTGCCGCGGCCACCAATGCCAGACTTGTATCCCAGTGACCAGCGGCGGTGTCAGAAGACTCTAGGGATCAAGGGTATTTAAACTGTTTGGTAGGAGGCGGTCAGGGGACCTCTAGTTTGGAGCACATGGGCTTGCCTGACCGCCTCCGCTATTATACACTATGAGGTGTGTGATGTCAACTGTCGCTGTCGCTTACCATACTGCTCCTCAAACGCCAACTGCTCAGGCGTCTTACACCATATGGGTTGTGCCTCCGCTATCACGCTCACTGCACTGTGTATGCTCACCGCGGCCTCCTGCCTTGATCTCTTCAATCGCTTGAGTAATTGCTGGTCATTGGGCATCTTGCCAGGTGTGTTGCTCTCTGTGTAGGTGTACACCACCGCCTCCATGATGTAGGTGAACTTGTGGTGTTGCTTCTTGGTCTTATGGTATTTGATGACCTCACCGCCTTGTGATTCAATCAGGGCCTTGACCCGCTTGGCCATGGGGTTGGTGGGTATCTCTTGCTTGTTCTTGCCTTTAGGCATTTTGTGCTCCTTTTGTTGTGTTGTTCATAGTTTAGTATAGCACATATTAGAAACAACGTCAACCACCATCAGATCACCTAGAGAACGCTATAGAACAGCGTACAAAGGTGGTAGATCTGGGTGGGTATGTGTGGCCCAGATTGGGCGATATGGTGCTGTAAAGGGGGATTTGGCTGTTTAAATGGTGTTTTTTAGGCTGACATCTCCAGGATGCCTTAAACCTCACCTTATATGCCATCACATCCACAATGCCTACCGCTCTTGCACTGTGTGTTTTGTGCCAGATCTTGGTGTGGGTGGCTCCCAGATCACAGGATTTACAATGGCAATTCAGTAATGATTCGCTGTGACCACAATTGACCTGTCTTGCTTTTAGGAGTAAGTGGGGAGCCTGCCAATTGCAGTGTATTTATTATGCCCCCTCACGCTGTGTCATGATCTGGATCTTGGCTTCAGCATCTGCCTTGCTGTTGGCCTGGACCCAGCACTTGAACTCCTGTGTGCCTATCTTGATTGTGATCTCATATGTGATCATGCCACCCGCTTGTTTTTGATGTGGTCATAACTCCAACTCCATCTGGCCATGTGGTGATCATACAGGCCAGCACTCAGTCTCGTGATCTCTGACTCAATCTGCTTGATCTCCTGCCACTGCTGTCTGTACTGCTCACTCTCCAGTAGGTCCGCCCTGCTGTGTGTTTTCTTGTTCTGCTGTGCCTGTACCATCGCGGCGTTGGCCTGCTTGACATACTGCTTGTTGTAGGTGTCCAGCACCTGCTTGATCACTGTGCTGTCGCCCTTGCTTCGCTTTTTCAACTTGGCCTTGCTCAACTGACCTGTGTCTGTGAGGTACTTCAATATGCCCAGTTTTTGGGCCACCACCTCCCAACTGTTTGTGTGTGCCCTTGAGTTGGCCGCATTGGTCTTGGCGATCCTGTCCACCGCTGGCCTGTGTTGCTCCAATTTGGCCTTGGCCTGTAGCCTCTGCTGTGCCAATTGCTCCACTTGGTCCTTGTTGCTGTCCGCCCATTCAACCAACTGCTGTTCCCAACGCTGGTAGGCACCATTGACATAGCCATCAGGGCCAAATCCCATGGAGTGTGAGGCGTCATCATCACCAAAGAACTCAATCTTGGTGTGTGCGATCAACTCATCCGCCTTGGCCCACAATTCTGGGCTGTACTCCTTTCTGTAATGCTCCTGGCTCCACTTGATGTGCCTGTCATACTGCCTCCTCAGCGTGTCGCTGAGTTGTGAGAGGTCCTTGACCTCATGTGGCCCGCCACCCTTGTGTGACTTGATGGTTATGCCACCCTTGTACTCTATGTCTTTGCTCATGTTTGTTTCTCCTTTGTTATACTTCAGTATAGCACACATCTAAACAGCGTCAACCAGGCAAAAAGCCGCATAGAATGGGGGTTTTTTGGTGGGGTGTTCACATTCGCAGCAGGCTTTTTTGCGCTTTCATAAATAACTGTACATTTTAGGCAATTCAGGCATCACTCAGGCACCACATAGCAACACCAGGACTTTACAAGAGTTGATCACACCCTCTGATTGTGTAGGCCAGTTGCGGCTGACCCTGTTGGGCGAGGACAGGCTAAACAAATGCGCGGTTAGTGGCAGGATCTTTTTGACCTTTTGGATCTTGCGCTGTGCCACAACAAAGCGGATCAGCAGGCGAGTGGCACTTTGGAAATAGCCTACCTCACACAGTGGGGTGCGTGGGATATGGATAACCCCTCACGCGGCAACAGGTGAATCGCTGGTCTCTGAGGAGCCTTACTGCTAAAAGGCTCTGCGGCCAAACGCAAGAGAGGAGAGAAAAAAGCACGCCAGTGCTTTTTTGGACTGATGTAATCAGTCCCTTGTAAATATCACAATGCCACAATCACAGTTGATCTCACCCGCCAGTTGTGTGGTGTGGTGGTCAGGTCCCTCAGCACAGCCACTGCTTCGCACCGCACCCAGGTGTGAGTATGAGATAGGTTGCAATCACATTGAACAGTGGAGGAGCGTGGACTCAGTGGTGGCCTATGACAGGCAGATAGTTCAAAATCTCATCAAGCAGGACACATTCAATGTGGACACCCAGTACTGGACACAGCGGGTGTGGACGCGACCAGGATGGGACTCATTCACCATTGACAAGCACTACCAACAGGTGCATGACTCAGGCACCCTGGCAGTTGAGGTGGCACTGCACCTGGGACACAGGTCAATACACATCATAGGTGCTGACTGGCATGTCACAAATGATTCAATCCAGCAGGAGCACTATGCGTTCAGGGGCCATAAACCCAACAAGATGCCAGAGAGGAAAAAAAATTGGTTGAGCAGGGTCAGTTCAAGGTGTGAGATTGTGTGGGTTCATCCTGTGAGGGCCCCCTGGATGCGTCACTACCTGACGCCAGACTCATTCCTGAACTCCCTGTAGGACCAGCGTCGCTGTTGCCTACAACTGCCACAGGTGATCTGCAGTTGGCACAGTGCGGGGTAGTACCTCACTGTGAGGTTCCTGGTACAGAATGGTGGTGTGGGTGTGGCACACAGTGGCTGTCGCGGTCTCCTGCGTATCCACCTGTCTATGGGATGGAACTTGGTCCTGACCACTTTATGATAGCCCAGCGCCGCCAGGCGTTGCTCAAAATCTGATTGTTTCACAGAGATATGTATTGGTAATTTGGGTTAGCCCCACATCAATTTGAAACTGATGCCCAGCAGGAAGAAAAGGATGGTGTACAGGAGCCATTCATTGCGCTTGATCCTGCCATCCATGTGTGAGAGGTGATTGTTCATCAACAGATTCAGTTTGTCTTCTATCCTCTGTATCCTCTCCTTAAGTGTCATTATGCCACTATGCTCCCATCAACCACTGATCTCCACTGACCAGCACTGTAGTAACACAACACGCCCTGTAGGGCTGAGTCACCGCCATCTGAACAGAAAGCCATCATGCCATCAGCGGGTGAGCCAATGGCCCCCAACTGTGCTATGGTCTGTGGTGTGAGTTTGATGATGTTTTCCACTGTGACCACACTTGTGTCTGGGTCCAGTGTGAGGTCTGTGCTGGAACTTGAATTTATCTCATCTGGTAGGTATGTGGCGTCTATCTTTGAACTGGCGTTCAAGGGTGCCACACCTGATGCCTGTGCCCTGCCATCTATCACATTGGCCAGTTCATCCAGTGCTGTCTTGAGGTTTGCCCTCGCCGCCGCTGGTGAATCTGTTGATGCGTCTAAATTGGTTACATCTATGTTTGAACTGTCTGTTGGCCACGCCATGTTTTGTCTCCTTGTTGTTTGTATTTAATCATTTCAAATCTCTCTTGATCCATTCCGCCCACAGCAACATAGCCACTATGAAGATTATGAATCCAATCACCCACCACATCAGTCCCTGTCCCATATGGTGAGTCCATATATGGTGATCAGGACCGCCACAATGAATATTAATAAAACTATGTGTGCCAAGGTGTCCATTACGCCCCCTGCACCAGGTTGCCAGCCGCGTCGCTGGATAATTTTGGTAGTCCTGTGACCTGCAGTGAAACAAATGCGTCAACAGGCTGACCAGTGGCCCTGTACACTGTGTATCTGGCCTGTGTCCTGTCTGTGAGTGTGCCCACAGCCACAACAGGTATGAGGTCACCTGTGGTTGGTGGAACTATCTGTAAGGTCTGACCTGTGGCTAGGAATTCTGTGTCTGACTCAAGTATTGGCTCAGCGCCAGGCACTGTGACTGGGAAGGTGTACTTGTTTGCACTGCTGATCCTTAGGTCATCAATGTAGAAATTGCCAACTGTGGCGTTGCCGCCCAAGTCTCCAATCTTGAGTGTGCCATTCTGTATGTCCTGGTCAAAACTGACAGTGGTCTGTTCAGCGAGGTTGTGCAGTTGCACATCAATGGTGCCACTTGTGACCTGTCTCACCACCCTTATGAAGTACCAGTCATCACTAGGTGCGTTGCCAAACACAAATCCCTGCAGGGTGTTCCAGGTTGAACCATTGCTACTCCATTCAAGTCCCAGGTGCGAATTTATTGTTGTGGTCCTTAGGTAGAAGTCAGCACTGGATGTGTCTAAGTGAAGGAAGTAGGGTGAGTGTGCGTAGTTGGGTGGCGAACTGATGCTGTCAAGCCAGGTCATCTTGACAGGTTGGTACCAGAAGTCAATGGTGAATGGTCCTGTGGTGATGCCTGTGTTGACCAAGGGTATTGAAATGTTGGCGTCTGTGTCTGTCAACGCTGAACCTGTGTTGTCATTGAACCTGATTGATGCCTGTTGGAATTTGAAGTTGGTCGCGTCAGCCACAGCACCATTGTTGGTGATTGTTATGTTGTTGTCTGACCTGTCGCCAATCGCATTGCTGTATGCTGTGCTACCATCTGATGTCTCCCCTAGAACCTTGGCGGCACCATTGACCAAAAGTATCTTGCTGTACTCATTGACCAAGGTTGGATACCGCATGTCTGTGGTTCCATTGTGGTTGGTGCTGTCCTCTGAGAAGAATTCTGTCTGTTTTGAGGTTGCTAGGTTGGTCTGTACATTGTTCAACTGTGCCTCCTCCGCGGAGTTTGAGAACACCTCCACCTTGAACTGGAAGTACCTGCCATACACAGCGTCAAAGGTCTGTCCTGTCTGACCATTGATCACTGGCGCACCAGGTATGGTGTCACTGGTGGCTGTCTCTGATGCGAACACCTTGATGTTGACATCTCCCGCCGCGTCCACTGAACACAAGGGATTGACCCAGTCCTTCCTGCCAAGATCCAACACCGCTGTGAAGAATTCAATGTCAGCGACATCATCAATGGGCTGGAACCCATATGCGTCTGAACCTGACTGCCAGGCTGTGAGGTCCGCCCAGGTCTCGCCATTGGTGTTGATGTCCGCCCAGGTGTATTCTATGATCTTGATTGTGCCATCTGTGCTGTCAAAATATCCTGCCATCTTATCCTCCTAGGTTGTGGAATGTGACGCTGGTGTTGGGGTTAGCCTTGAACCCACCACGCTGTATGAATTCATTGATGGCGGCCTCAAGCCCTGTGCCTGTCACTGACTGGTTATTTAAATTGATGTATGTGATTGTGGCTGTGCTGTTGGCACTGCCATCCGCGTATTCCTTGTTGTCATAACTGTTCCTGAAACGCGGCACAATGTAGGTGTCCTCTGTGATCAGATTGATCTGCACATTGTTGGCCCTATCTCGCCTGAACACATTCTTGTCAAAGTAGCCCTGCAGTGAGTTGTCACTCCTGTTGTAGTAGTACAGCCTCAGTGTGTCCAACATTGAGTCCTCTGGTGGATGGTATGCGAAAGCAAATGTGTCTGATGTGCTTTGGTGAGCCTGTATCCAAGTCCAATTGGTGATTGATGGGATCAGTCCCGCCAACCAATTGTTGTAGTTTCTGGTGTAGGCGCCTCCAACCAGCAGTGTGCTGTTGACAGGGATATCATCAACACTACCATTGAGGCCTGTGCCTATGAACTGTGTCACTGTCCTGTTGGCACCAACATCTGGTGACTGTGGCAGTGTGTTGTTGCTGTTGTCAGGTGCGGTGGTTGTGGCCGCGCCAGCACTGTCAAACCCTGTGACAACATCCTCATTGTCCAAAGGCGGTGCCACACCAATTGGCACAACTGGATTGGTCTTGGCCAGTGGTGTCAAGGCATACATGCTGGGCTTGTAGGTCTGTGATGGCAGAACAATCTGTTCATTCTGCACAAATGGGTACAGTGATGCGATGTGTTCCCTGGCCTGTATGCTCACAAAGCCATCCTTGGTGAATGACATTGACAGCACCCTGAATGTGGTCTGTGAAAGGTTCAACACTGTGCTTGTGACAGTGATTATGTCTCCTGGCTCAACCTCCAGCAGTTCTGGTGTGGCAGAGAAACTTAGGAAACGCTGGTTCCTTGATTTCTTGTAGATCAACCTGGCTATGTCTGTGGCCTGGTTCTTGTTGCTGATAGTGTGGAAGTCAAACTCACCAATCAGGTCTTCACCATCCGCTGTGACATCCGCTGATTCTGTGTATGCGACCTCCTGTTCTGTGAAACCCAGGTCAGGATCAATGTATTTCACAATCACTTGGTTGTACTTGTTCTGTTTGTCCTCGCCCTTCAACGCGATGTCACCTACCATGTGTTTCTCTGTGACATCAAACGCTGATGTCAGTGTTGAACTGGTTATGTCAGTGGCGTTGCCGCCATCCTCAATGTTGATCTTGTATCTGCCCTGTATGAATGGCATGAATCCCCTTGTGCCCGCCAGCAATCGCTTGACATTGGTAAACAAGGTTGACTTGGTGCCTATAACCGCGTTACAGGTTATGGCTTTGCCTGAATAGCCTGTTGAATACTGCACACGCTGGTTGCACTTGATCGCCGCCCTCTTGAATGAGTCCGCGTCAATCTCCTCTTTGGGTATGCCGCAACCATAGACTGGATTCATAAGGTAGTCCAACAGGTTGCTGACAGGATTGTATGAGTTGGCTGTCTTGCTCAGTGAGTCATAGTCCGCTGATAGGTCAGCACCACTGGTGTGTTGTGTGACATCATATACCATCTTGCCCAGCACATCAAACTGTGCTGTGGGTATGCCACCCCTGTATGGGTTGGCGTCTGCGTCCTCTTGGCTCTTGATCTCCTTCCACTCAAACCTACACACCACATAGGCCATGTTCTGTGCGCCCCTGGATCTCTGTCCCCAACTGGCTGACTCCTTGGCCAGGTCATTGGATCCAAGTCCTGCCACAAGTCCATTGTTGAACACCTGTACCTGTAGCCTGTTGGCGTACCTGCCTGATGTTATGTTGTATTTCTGTCCTGATGTGTAGAGGCCACCAGTGGGTCTTGGTAATTCTATGTCTTGTATGTGTATCCTGTTGATGCCTCTTATCCTGCCTTCAGCCACAGCATAGATCACATACAGGAATGAATTCCTTGTGCCATTGGTCTCAGCGAATATGATCCTGCCACCCACACGCCTGAAGCCATACACCACAGGTATCGCCACCTGTGATCCAGTCTTAGTGACTGTGACACCCTGTGGTCCTGTGTCTGTGTCTCCCCCTGGTACATCAAAATCTGGCACAGATACGCCACCAAAAAGTCCGCCCAGTGTATTGCCTATGGCGGAGAAGGCACTGCTGAAGAAATCTCCAATTGCCCCTAAGGCGTCACCTATGGCGTCTGCCGCTGAACCCATTACTTGATCTCCTTTACATATGTGTGACCACAATGGGTCATTAACTTGCCATAAAAACTATTACCCTGCTCAATGAATTCTTTGTTGGCTGTGTAATCGCTGTGCCATGCCTGTACATTGGTGGTCATCAACTCACAGTCCAGTTCCCTGAACCAGGCCTCAGCCCTGCCCACAAGGTTCTTGGCTGTGAAGCCATTCCTGTAGTCTGGATGCACAAAAAGGAACATGATGTGTCCCTGTTTCTTGTTGTTCCACTTGTTGTTTATGGCCTGGCACACCACACCTCCTGTTGGCTTGCCCTCATGCTCGCTGACAAATGTCTGGTATCCTGGTTTGATGTTGAGTTCCTTGGCCAGTTCCATCACATTCTCTATCTTGATCGCACCAATGCCATCGCCCGCCTCAAGTGCGTAGTCCTTGGCAAGGTCCAACATGTTGTCAAAGTCCTCAATCCTAAATTTCCTTATCATCCTATGGTTTCCCCCAGTTGATGTCTTCTATGGTCTGGTGTGCGAACTCCATTGTCCTGTCCCCAGGGTACAACTTCTGCCAACTGCCTTCATTGGTACGCCTGCCATTCACTTTCTCAAAGTCAGCGAAGTTGGATGCCACAGCAAGGCTGATCTTGCCTGTGTTCCTGGCGTTGCTCACAGTGTATCCTGTGATCTTGCCCTTGAATGTGATGATTGGTGTGCCCACAATTGAATTGTCAGTGGGATCAAGGTATGTGCCCATCACTGTGACTGACTTGTTCACATTGGCTGATGTGGCGAATTTTGTTATGTTGGCTGGATCCAAGGCACTGATGTTGATGATGCAGTTGGTGATCACAAGGTCTGTGTTCTCCTCTGTGTCAGTGACATTGAGGAAGTTGCCCTGTGCGAGGTATGTGTTTCCTGCATAGCTCACACTGAATGGTCCATCTGTGTAATAAACTGTGCCTGTTGATGTGCCTATCTCAATCATTGAGATCCTGATATGGCTACGCCCCGCCAAGTATGTGTTGATTGTAGATCCAAGACTCCTGGCCATTTAGATCTCCTCTATCATGTCAATGTTGTAGGTCACAGTGCCATCTGTGGCGTATCTGTATTCCTGTATGTCCCTCTCCAACCTCATCCTGAATGGTACAGCATTCACAGTGACACTTGATGTGTCTGTGATGTCCTCAAACAGGCTTGGTGTGATGCTGATTGTGCCAGCACCTGTTCCATCTGTGGTGACATTGTCCACAACCATGTAGACCTTGTTGTGTGATGTGAACTTTAGCACATCACCCGCGTAGAATATGGTCTCTGAATTCTTGTTGGTGTTGACATCAACGCTGGTGGCACCCGCTGAGGTGGCCCCATCAACTGTGGCTGTCAGCCCATAGGCCGCGCCATTTGAGTTGTAGGACACATCTGGTAGTGTTATGTCAAAACTGTTTAGTTGGCCCTGTAGCCTTGTGGCTATGGCCTGTATTGGCTTGAAGTTGCCCACCACCATTGGTGGGTACTGGATTGTGCCAGCGAATCTTGTGCCCGCTGTTGAAACCCTCACGCTCCTGCCTGATTGTGTGGTGGTGACCTTGGTGTCACTCACCGCCTTAAAATTCATTGTCCTGAAACCTATTGTAGTAGGCCAGTTTCCCACATAAGCCATTATACTATCGCCCTCCTGCCTTGTCTGTTGACACCTTCATTGATGATGCCTGTTATGAGTGCCCGCCTTGATAAGAGTAGTTCATCAAATCCTGTGGCGTCCACTGTGTTGATGTTGAAATTGATGTTGACATCACCAGTCGCTGTTGCTGTGGCTGGATCTGACATGCCTAATTGTTCATTGGGCACCACTTGGCCATTTGTATTTGGAATAAAAAGTTCTGGCCCCCGCTCACCCACAATGTAAGGTTGTCCCTTTTGTGCTGGACCACCATCTGCCAGTCCTGGTATTCCAAAACCACCAGTGAAGAAAGATAACACAGCCCTCAGACCTATTTCTCTCTTGAGTTGGCTGTTGATCTTTTTCTGTGACCCCTCTACGCCATCAAGTTTTCTCTTGAGCACATCAAACACATACACCTGTAGTCCAATCTGTATGATGCCTGATATCAATTGCCTGAATATGGCCTTGGCCAGACTGCCAATTGATTCCTGTAATGACTTGGCGCCCATTATGGCATCAGCGAAAGCATCACCAACACCGCTCTTGAATCTTTTCCATGCCCCTATCATAAGTTCAATGCCTTCCTCCACAGGATCAAATTCTTCCACCAATTTCTTGAGTGCCTCTATGCCCTTCTCCTTGAAGTTTTGGAATGTTAGTTGGGCCCTGAATGTTGAATCTGATGTGCCCTCCATCGCTTTCTTGACCTTGTCAAGGTTCTTCTGTGTTTCTTTGAGTTCAGCGTTCTTCTCCCTCATCTTCATGACCAGGTCAAACATGGCCTGGCCATACTTGCCAAGCACAATCTCGCCTGACTGTATCTTGTCTATGTAGGTCATCTGCAGTTCCGCTGAAGCGTCCGCGGCCTCACCTGTGTCCTTGAATTTGTCCCTGAGACCATTCATCTCAGCCCTAATGTCTGAGGCCTCGCCCCTCAATCTCTCTGCTGTGCCCTTCATTCCAATGGCCTCAGCCGCTGTGGCCGCCATCTCCTTGGCCTTGGCCAATGCATCACCAATAAAGGCATAGGCCTCAACAGCGTAATCAACCACATAGCCTATGGCCAGTGTGATCAGTTTGCCTTTTGTACCTAACAACAAGAAGCCTATAACACCCAATGCCTTGATTGTACCTGGTAGGCTGTCTGTTGCCCTTAAAATATTGTTGTATGAATCTTGGAACACCTTGAACACTGGCACCATAGCATCTATGATGTAACCTCCCCCAATCATTGCTGTCTCCGCTGAGTGTACTATGCCAGCACCTATCTTCTCAGCCGCCTTCTCTATGTCTCCAAATTGTTCTGACAGTGTGTCATTGAGAGTGGCCACCGCTGATTTCAAGAAATCAAATGGTCCAGCATCCATCACCGCCTTCTGGAAGTTGAACATTTTATCACCAACCATTGATACCAAACCATCAAAGGTTGATGCCAATGCTATTGATGCCTGCCCAAACTCACCATCTGGTCCAAACACACGCTCCAATGCCTCTGCTGTTTCTTCAGCGGTGACTTTGACGCCATCTTTGAATCCAAGTAAGTTCCTGACACCTTTCTCCCTCAATAGGTCTGCCGCTCCAATACCACCTGACAGTGCCCTTTGGATCTGTTCTCCTGATGTCTGGAAGTCAAGTCCTGTCACAGCCGCGACATTACCTGTTAGTTCTAAATTTCTTCTAAGTTCTTCAGCGTCCTCTGACACAACAGCCAAAACACCTGATGCGGCCGCTATCTCTTCAAGTGAGAATGGCACAGTGCCCGCGAATTCGCTCAACTGGTCAAAGGCCTTGGCACCTTCATCCGCTGTTCCAAACAGGAATTTAAATCTCTGTTGTAGTGTCTCTATCTGTCTTGCTGTGTTGAGAAAAGTCCTACCAACCCTGGCCGCACCTATGGCCGCGATGGCACCTCCAGCCAGTTTGGCCGCTGTGCCAAGACCACCTAGGCTGTTCTGTATCCTGATGGTTGATGCGTTCAGTTTCTCAAGTTGCCTGGCACCCTGTACCTGCACCTTGACATTGTAGTTCTCTGTCACCATATCCTTTTACCTCTTCCTTGTGCCCATGGTCT